CGGAAAATAAATAAGGTTTTGCACTTCATTCGATCGCGTGAAAATACGCACCCTTTTGTTGGCGGTCTGCGTAAATGGGTTGAACGATGTAAAGTTGTTACCGATTATTCGGCACTGCGCCTCAACATTGCGCCCGAAAGACCTGCCGCCATTGTTGCTCTCGACGTAGCAGATCTCCGTCTTGTTTCGGGACAGCATCTCGGCTGTTGCCGGCTCGGTATATTCCATCGGTTTCTGTGTATATAAAATGTCCGTCACGAAATTGCCGATGGGAGTTTCCGTATAGCAAATAGAACACAGATAGTCACTGCCGGTATCAGCGGTATCCGTGTAGTTCTTTCGCTTCATAGATGCTGCATATGGAATTATGTCGTATGTCTTAAACTCTCCATACATCAAACCTTCCAGCGGCTTCGGGTTCTGCATATATTGCGTTTCAAAGACAAATGAGTTCGATCTCTCGATTTTGTGCAGTTCCTCCAGCGTATGCTTAAATTCCCAGAGAGGCTGTTCCTGTCCGTTTTCGTCATGCCAGATGCAGGGCAACGAAAGTACCGTCCATTCCTCCGGCTCGATCTCCTGAAGATAGCCGCATAGATCGTGCTCATGGAGCCGTTGCATAATGATTATGATAGGCGTATTGCGCGAGTTCACGCGGTTGCGGATAGTCGATTCAAAGCGATTGTTCACCCGCTCGCGGATCGTTTCGGATAGTGCATCTTCCGGTTTGATCGGGTCGTCGATAACAATAGCTCCCGCAAAATCGCTTTCCCACGCAGGAATAAAATCACCCATTTCGCGCCGCTCCCTATACGGATCATTTACTTGACCTGCACCAAATCCTGTAACCTGTCCTGCTGCACTTACTGCATACAGTCCGCCTCCGACGGATGTATACCACTTTTTAGCATTCTTGCTTTCGACGACTACTTCAGGGAAAAGCCGCTGGTAGTAGTCTGATTGTACCGTTTCATTGATCTCTTTCGAGTTGTCGAGAACAAGATCATCGGAGTATGATAGGTGTATGAACTTACTGCGGGGGTTTAACGCCAGCCCGTAGGCGATGAAGTTCTTAGAGACAAGTTCGGTCTTGCCATATCGTGGCGCAATATTGATAATAAGACGCTTTATTTCGCCACGGACGACTTTGTCAAGAGCTTCGCATATTTTGCGATGATGATCGCCGACAATAAACCGCATCCCCGTCTTATGCTTGAACATGTAACGGGTGAAATTCAGCATACCGGAAAGACAGAAGGTACGCTCTATGTCTATGTCGCGAATCGGAGTAGTGCGTTAATACTCTTCGTTAAGTTTTAACCCATATTGTCTTGCCTCTTCGGGAGAGAGAGTGCGAGGTGGAATAAGTTCGGCACCATCTGCTCCTGTAACCTCTTGACGTTCTACATATCCCCGTTTTTTTCCGCGTGTTTTGAGAGTGAAAATGATCGCTGTTTCGGAGGGACGTTCGATCCAACCGGCAAATCTCTTTTCGCCATTCTCGTCCTTTTCGATGGCCGGAACGCCGGCAACCAATTTACGCAGGTTGCTTTCGGCCAAATCAACGAACCGTTCACGGGAATCTTCGAGGGCTTGGGCGAATTGCTCATCATCATTGCACCATGTGTAAATTGTGCTACGCTCTACACCTAAATTAGCAGCTATGTCTGACAAAATACCGCCGCAAGCATTTGCAACCTTGCGAAAGGTATCTAATTTCGGTTTTTTGGAGGGCATTGCCATTTTTTATACTGTCGTTTTTGTCGTTATTCGACCCGTTCAACCATATCCGAGAACATTTCGCCGGGGATTATTTTGTCGTCTGGCCTGAACCCGAACCGAAGCATGAATGATGATTTCGCCCTATAAGACTTAAAGTTGAGCATTACATAGGATTCGATGTCTTCCGCTTTTTGCTCTGCCTGTTGACGAATCTGTTCTTTCATCTCCTTTACCGCGGCCTTGCGTTCCTCAAACGGTCGTTGTATCTCTTCGAAATCACCTAACGTATCAGACAGTTCTGAACTTATTTCGTCCTGCATGACGGATATACCGTATATGTTCATGTCTGCTTCAGAAAGGCCAGCGGCTTTATAGTCTATTTCCGGTACAAGTACTTTTATTTTCTCCATGTCGAATTCTCCCATTGCGGAGGGCGAGTTCATGAAGATATTTTGTTCGCGCTCTGTCTTGTCGTCTAACTCTACAGCTTCTACCTTGATCTCATAATCCGTTTCAGGTGTCCCGTCGTAATTGTTGATGATGTCAAGCGTCTGTACGCGCTTGTGCCCTGAAACCAGATAAGATGACAACTGATTCCATACGATACCGCCCAGATAGCCGACAGTTTTAAAGTTCTTTTTGAGCTTCTTGATGACTTCAGGGTCTTCTTTGCGTGGATTGTATGGAGCAAAGTTGATTTGTGATCGCTTGATTACGACCGTTTCACTTTGCTTGTATTTGGGCTGCTGCTCTTTTCTCTTCGTCATATCGCAGTAATATATTTCGGGATAAGGGGAATACTTTGTAAATCTTTTCGAGGTCTTGCGGATAATGCCGGCGGAGGTAATCGAATACCTCCGGCAAAAACGTCAGACCTTGCGATTTGTTCTTGTTGTAGGATATGGGTTCAGGCAGTTTCTTTGCCTTGATGTAGGCCATGACGTCCGATTTCTTCCACTTGGATAGAGGATATACCTTGTTCGTATTGCTTATAGCTTCGTTCTCGTATCCGCGCAACATAAGACAGCGATTCATTCCGTCCGACTGCTTCATTCCATAGAAAGAGTAAGATATTCCCGTCTTCATCCGGACGGATTCATCAACGTCTTTCAACGATAACAGCTTTACATTGGGGTTAGGAATGCAGTATAGCCCACAACGCAAAACACGCGTCAACGTCCAATGGGGGACTTGCAGTATGGTAACATTGGCATAACGAGCTTTGACTGCTCGCAAATAGTTGTCAATGTGGTCGAGGCCCTTGACGAAATACATGAACACGCAAACGATCTCTTTGAAGTGCGGAGCCATTAGGTCGAGCAATACCTCGCTGTCTTTGCCACATGAATAAAAAAGGATCGCCCTGTCCGTTTTTTGACGGACAGAGGCAATCACTTCGTTTGCATGGTCTATCGGGGTCATGATTAACCTGTTGCCATGCCAAAGGCGGCGCGAATGTCGCGTGCACGACCGGCACGATTCGTCGCACGACCGCCTACTGCACGATAACGAACACGGCTAGCGCCTGTCGTCCGATTGATTCGATTTCTTACTGAATTTCGAGTGCAGCTTGAATTTTAGAAGTTTGACAATATGATTTAACCTACGGAAAGGCCTCGGGCGGCAGATTGCCTAGCTCTTGTATATGCACTGGTCGCCCTTGCATACCTATTCGCAATAACACCATTTCGGCCACTCATATTTGCGAGGCTACTTAATCCTACAGCAGGATTAGGCGTGCGGCGTCGCAATTCACTCGTTATACGGCTGTATTGCGCGTCAAGCTGAGTTGCTGTTTTTTGTCTTCGTCTTCGAGTGCAGCAATGATTTTAAGGGTTTAACAATTCATTTTCTCGATTACCTTGCCGAGGTGGTAGTCGATCTCGGTCATGGTATATTCGTTACCGTTGTGCTCGTACACAATCGGCTCTTTCGTCTCTTCGTCGCAAACATCTACCAGCTCGACGCCTTTGACTTCGACCAGCGCGCCGGGGCGATTCTTTTCGTAACCTACCCAGAACTGTATGGCATCGTAGTGGTTGATAACCGTATCAACGCCCTTCTCGCTGTCCCACGCCGATTCGGGCACGTCACTGTCTTTCTTGTAGACTTTGCCTGTGTTGTTGTCTCGGTATGAAATGTATTTCGTGTTGGTCGGGCGTACTTCGCGGGTCTCGACCGTTTTTTCACCCGACAAAATGGCGTCGAACCATTTTTGTTTGATGATAAGCGTTAAAATTTTCATAGCCGTAAATTTCATTAGTAGCGGGGGCAAGAATCGAACTTGCGCCTGCGGGACACTAACCCGCCGTGGTAACCTCTGCACTACCCCGCATATATCTGTTCGATGCAAAAGTGGACACGTTCGGCACATTATGCAAATCTTACTATTGAATTATTTATTAAAAATACGATTTTTTATTGAGAGCTGCAATTTTTAAGGTCTTTTCTTCACACACCCTTTGCAGCGGATAATCTCAAGCACTACTGCGTCATATTTGACGATCAATAGGCTGTCGCGATTGTTGTCTGCACCTTTGTAGGCTTTACACCCACACTTCAGCCGCGTGCGGTGACATGTCGCGTCCGTCAATTCGAATGCCTTTTTGAGTAATGTCAAATCGCTGCGTTTTTCTACGTACATCGTTGGTTTCATATATTATATAACTTTTACAAAGTTGAACATTCTGAATGACCGCCAGCCCTCGGCAACCGTATCGTAATAGGTTACGAGGTGTTTGTTAGGCTTACGGTCGTCACCTTTTGTTTCGGGGCATAAGTCGTCCTTAAGCGTACCGAATGCCTGTCGCAATTCACCCGTACTCGATTTGAGGTAGAAGAACTGCACGATGCCCGCGAGCAGCTTTATCTTCAATTTGAACACCTGCCATGCCTTATGCAGACACTCAGCAAAGGTTACACCCGTCGCGCGGCACATCTGCCACGCCGTGCGCATGATGATGGAAAGGTCGGTTCGTTTCATTGTTATATAGGTTAAAAGTTGGTTTTTAGTTTGAGTAGTCGCAAGCACTCTTTCAACTCGCTGTCTGTGTATTTCTTGGCGATCTCTCGTGATATGCCGTTTGTGTTCATTGCGATTTTGATCGCAGCCTCTCTGTTCACCTTGAAGGATTTTCTTGTCTTCATAGCTTTTCAATTTTTTCAAATGTAACATAATACAGCCTATTGCCAACGAGTACCATTGCGATATTCAGTTTATCGAACTGTCCTCGATATTCACCAGTATTGCGTCCGAATCTCACCGGGTCGCCAATTTTTATGTCTTTCATATCTTTCATTTTTACCACCGGCGGCAGGTGCCGCCACGCTTCGGGCCTGAGGTCTGTTTATAGCCGCCCGAACGGCTTTTTAATCGAGTTTGTAAAGCAGCAACTGGCAATCTTCAACGTGTAGAACTCTCGTCGGTTCGACTTTGTCGATGTATCCGAAGAAGTCGTTTTTATCTGCATAGACGTACGCCCACTGGCCTTTCAGTTCGATTTCTTCTCTTGTGCCGAAATAGGCTACGGTGTCATCTACCTCTTCAACAAGGCCCCATGCCTCATTGCCAATACCTTCTCTGTTGATCGCGTCGATCACTTTAAATGCAAATGCGTTCATAGTTCTATTGTTTTTATTTGTTAGTTCAACATTTTCTTCAACCAGTCAGCAGCTTCTTTGTCTTCTTCGCCGTCCTCGTCATAAACTGCTTCAACGGCTACCGTTTCGTCCTCGATCGACCAGCTCGGCGCCGTCCAGTAGTCACCCTTGTCCTCGACGATCTCGGCGTCGTATGCGATAACGGCCGTAATACCGTTACTCTCGATCTCGAAGGTCTCGGCTTCGCCGTTGAGCTTCGTAATGTACGCTGCCGCCTGCTTGGCGAGGTTTTGCATCGTGGTATAGGTTGCCGTTGTCATAGTTATTATAGCTATTGGTTTTATTTTCTGATGCAAATATAAAGCTATAAATTTAATTATGCAAATAAAAATTAAAGTTTTTGCTATTATTTTTGTAGAAAAATAAAGTTATAGCTACATTTGTACCAACACCAAACATTTAAAGCTATGGATATAAAGAGATCAATAAAAGCTAACGGCTTAACTGTTAAAGAAGTGGCCGAAAGAATGGGAATTACACCCGTAGGACTTAGCCAACATATTAATGGGAATCCGAGTGTAGAAGTGCTTGAACGTATCGCCGCTGCTATTGGCTGTAACGTGGGGGATTTTTTCGCCCCTCAGCCGACGAACACGATAATGTGTCCGAAATGCGGTACGGTGTTAGAGGTCAAAGAAAGGAAATAATCATGGAGCAAGAGTTGATCCTATACAATTCGGTGGATGGGAAAAGTCGCGTATCCTTATTAGCACGCGACGGTTCCGTTTGGCTCAATCAAGCACAGATCGCAGAACTTTTTGCCACCTCTGTTCCCAATATCAGCCAACATATAAATAACATATTAAAAGATGGTGAGTTACCAGATGAATCAACTATTAAGGAATACTTAACAGTTGCCCCAAACGGCAAATCGTATCAAATAAAATTTTATTCACTGGAAATGATTTTGGCAATAGGTTTCCGCGTCCGATCCATCCGTGGCGTGCAATTCCGCCAGTGGGCAAACCGCAATCTCGCCGAATATCTCCGTAAAGGCTTCGTTATCGACGATGAGCGCCTGAAAAACCCAGACGGCCGCCCCGACTATTTCGACGAGTTATTGGATCGCATTCGGGATATACGTGCCTCGGAAAAGCGATTTTATCAGAAGGTGCGCGATCTGTTTGCATTGAGCAGCGATTACGACACGACGGACAAGGCTACGCAAATGTTTTATGCCGAAACGCAAAATAAGCTCCTCTATGCCGTAACAGGACATACATCCGCGGAGATCGTGATGCAACGAGCCGATGCAAATGCTCCCAATATGGGGCTTACCTCCTGGAAAGGTGCCGTAGTACGCAAGCAGGACGTTATTATTGCTAAAAACTACTTGACACACGACGAACTCGATTCTTTGAACCGGTTGGTTGTGATCTTCCTCGAAACAGCCGAGTTCAGGGCAAAGAGCAGGAAAGACCTTACGATGGGATTTTGGAGGGAGAACGTAGATAAAATTCTGGTATCGAACGATCAGCCCCTTTTACCCAATGCCGGTACGGTTGGCAAAGAGCAAAAAGACGCATTCGCCTACCAGGTTTATGAAGAGTTCAACGCCCGCAGAAAACGTAAGGCCGCAATCGAAGCCGATCGGGAGGATATGGAACAGTTAAAGGAGCTGGAATCCGAAATCAAACACCGAAAATAA